GCCAATCGGCGTTTTGATAGAATAGAAAAAGGTTTAGATAAGTTAGACATGCGTATGTGGGGATTAGCTGTGTTAATTGTAGGAGTGGCAGTAGCAGAAAGGTTTTTTTAATGGCGATTAACCGAGGCAATATGCGACAGCAGATAGAAAAACCACCTGCTAAAAAACGCAAGAAGCGTAAAATACCAGATAAATATCTAAAAGGTTTAAGTGGAGCGGATCGGAGTAAACGTCGTGCAGAAATACAACGTAATGCTCGTAAGTCCGCTAGCGATCCTTCCGCTTATAAATTCAGCACTGATTTTACTACGACAGGGACGCGACGGAAAACAAAATTAAGTAAACACACAAAAGCATATAGGAAAAAATATGGTACAAAAAAAGGGTAAAAAACCTCTCGCTGCTTATTATGGTGACCCTAAAAAAGTCACTAGAGGAGACATAATTACAGCAGCGAAAATGAAAGCAAATAAAAATGGTAAAAAGAAAAGACCCAATAAAGGGAACGGGAAAAAAACCTAAAGGTACAGGGAGGAGGTTATACACAGATGAAAACCCCAAAGACACCGTCTCTATTAAGTTTGCCACTGTGGAAGATGCCAAAGCTACTGCTCGTAAAGTTAAAAAAATTAATAAGCCGTATGCTCGCAAAATTCAAATCCTTACTGTGGTCGAACAAAGAGCAAAAGTCGCAGGCAAGCCCAAGCAAGCTGCGATCGCCAAAAAAGCAAAAGAAGAACTTAGAGCCAAGCATAAAAAAGGAGGCAAAAAATGAGCCTAAACGAAAAAACAAAAAAAGCACTGGCAAAAAAAGCGTCGGACGCCCGAAAAAAGGGTAAGAAAGTTACGGCAGGTCAGTTAGCTACTGTTTATAAAAAAGGACTCGCTGCATATAGGACAGGACATAGACCTGGAGCTACACCGAGCCAATGGGCTATGGCACGTGTGAACAGTGTATTGACAGGTGGGAAAGCCGCGAAAGTTGATGCTCATGTGTTTGGTAAAGGCAAGAAAAAAGATACTAAAAAGAAACCAACAAAGAAAACTTGATGAGTTATTTAATAAGTAACATACCGCACTTTAATTGTTTAGTGCGTAAAGAGTTTACACACAACCATGAACAGAATCATGGTGAGTATTTACATGCTATGGCTATTGCTGTTACCACAATACCAGATAGAAGTTTAGGGTTTCATGTTGTGTTTACTGGACTAGAGGCTGAAACAGACGAGGACAATGTCCATGGAGGAGCTATGTGGGCTAGGTTGCCAATAACTGCTTTAGTCGCTGATGCTCCGCTTGATGAGATGCCACAAAGGATGCACTCACATTTAGCACAACCTTGGGATTGTAGTTCTCACTATCATTCTGTAATAAAACTTGATAGAGTTAGTTCAAGTCCGTGGATTTGTAAAATAGATGGTGAGTTTTATACAGGTAAATATATGTTTACTATTGATTATACAGGCACAAGCATAGCTGATGACCCTGCACAACATAAACAGAGTCATGTTTTAGAATTAACGGATGCGGATCAGTGGACAGGTAATATTGTCGCACTTCCAAATAACAGGGTGAGGGCAACTTCTCCTGCACTATGGGTAACTGGAGAAGGACCTCCAGATTTTAAACCTAGTCAATGGATACACATGGCAGAAAGCGATGCCAGTTATATGGATCCAAATGTGACGTTTAATAACTTGTATGCTAAAAAGGAGAAACCAAATGGTAAAAAAAGCAAAAAACGGAATGCGTAAAAAATTAATGGGTGGTAGCACTAAAAATGGAATGCGTGTTAAAATGATGGGCGGTAGCACTAAAAATGGAATGCGAAAAAAGATGACCACTGGTGGAGCTATGAGTGCAGGCACAAAAAGAGGTAATATGATGGGTGGCAGTATGGTGAAAGCCATAAAAGGCATGATTAAAGGACCATATAGCTAATGGCTACATCAGGGTCAACAGACTTTGAATTAGATGTTGCTGATTACATCGAAGAGGCATTTGAGAGGTGTGGTCAAGAGGTCCGTACAGGGTACGACCTTAAAACAGCTAAACGTTCACTCAATCTTTTGTTTGCAGACTGGGCAAATAGGGGGCTGAATCGTTGGACAATAGAGCAAACGACCACCACTCTCTCGGCAGGCACGCTTGAATATACATTAGATGCGGATACTATAGATATATTAAGTGCTGTAATCCGTACTGGCACTGGTATAAACCAAAGTGATACACAAATATCACGTATCAGCAGAGATGTGTATCTTAACATACCTAACAAAAATACTCAAGGTAGACCTAATCAGTGGTATGTGGATAGGCAGATTATACCAAAAATACGATTATACCCGACACCTGATACCACCTACACTTTAGTTTTTGATAGGTTAACTCGTATAGAAGACGCTGATACTTTTGTTAATACTACGGATATACCTTTTAGGTTTTATCCCTGTTTATCAGCAGGATTAGCATATTACATAGCTATTAAACGAGCTCCTGATAGAGTGCCTTTATTGAAACAACTTTACGAGGAAGAATTTAACAGAGCTGCTTTTGAAGATGTTGATAGGGCTAATTTAAGTTTAACACCTCGTAGAGATTTTTATGGGTTTAATTGATGAGTTATGCAATAGGCATACACTCTTACGGACAGTGTGACCGATGCGGTTTTAGATATAAGTATCTCCAATTACGTAAAGAATGGAATGGTTTAAAAGTTTGTCCTGAGTGTTATGAAACAAAACACCCACAGTTAGAACCACACCAAACAGGAGCAGATCCAGAGGCATTGTTTGAAAGCAGAGGGGATACCTCCGTTGAGACAACTGATTTTGTAGTATACACAAACACAAAAGATGGTATTATTGGTAAATCCTTAACGTCATTTGAGGTCACAGCAAGTGTAGGAACAGTTACGGTGACAGTATGAGTTTTACTTTTGCAACATTAAAAACGGCAATACAAGATTACTCTGAAAATACAGAAACGACTTTTGTGTCGCATTTAAGTGACTTTATAAAAGGTGCAGAAGAACGCATTTTTAAAGCAGTGCAATTAAGTTTTTTTAGAAAAAATGCTAATGCACAGTTTACATCTTCACAGTTTTTAGCTTGCCCCACAGATTTTTTAGCTCCTTTATCTCTAAGTTTTACAAATAGTAGTAGTGAAAAAGTGTTTTTAGATTTTAAAGATGTAAATTTTGTACAAACTTTTAATCCTAATCCTGCTACTACTGGCTCTCCCAGATACTATGCCTTGTTTGATGTTGACAATTTTATAGTTGCACCAACACCGAGTAGCACTTTTTCCGTAGAATTACATTATTATTACAGACCTGCTAGTTTAACAGCTGGATCGGATAGTGGGACTACGTGGCTTAGTGATAATGCACCTAATGCAATGCTTTATGGGAGTTTAATTGAAGCATATACGTTTATGAAAGGTGAGGCAGATATGCTGCAAAATTATCAACAACGATTTATAGAGGCTATACAAACACTTAAAGTTTACGGTGAAGCAAAAGAAGTAACTGATTATTATCGCACAGGTCAATTAATTAGGAACAAAGCATAATGTTAATGGAACTACCTAAAACTCCAGTGGTATCTGTAAAAACTACACAGAATCAAGGTTTTAGTATTGAAGAAATAGCAGAACGATGTCTTAATAAAATTATCAGTGTAAGTGAAACTGCCCCTATAGAAATACAAGAACAAGCGAAAGCATACAAAAAGCAAATGTTTCATGTACTTTGTTTTTATTTAAAAGAGGCTGTAAATTCTGATAGAACTACGCTATACAATATAATCAAACAAGCAGGTCATGAGGAACTTGCTGAACATGTAAGGAGAGTGTAATGGCAATAACTCAAGCGATGTGTACCTCATTTAAAAAAGAATTACTAGAGGCTGTGCATAATTTTAAAAATAGTGGGGGGAGTACTTTTAATTTAGCTTTATATACATCAAGTGCAACACTCGCAGCTGATACAACAGCATATACAACAAGTAATGAGGTTTCTGGTACAAATTATACAGCTAAAGGTGTTTCATTAACACGAGTTGACCCGACTACTTCTAGTACTACGGCATTTACTGATTTTTCTGATGCTACATTTAGTAATGTAACTGTTACAGCTAGAGGGGCATTAATATTTAATGATAGTGCTTCTGGTGATCCTGCGGTTTGTGTATTAGATTTTGGTGCAGACAAGACAGCGACTTCTGGTGATTTTACGGTTGTGTTTCCTACAG